CGATGATCCACGAGCCGCTGATCGCGACCACGTGGACCCGCGATATCGACCTGCGCACCGACGTGACCATGGGCGATACCTCTTCGTCCTACACCGTCTCCACCTTCGGCGCCGCTGGCGGCACCGCGCCCACCGGCATCTCCTGGGCCTCGCTTGAAGCGACCGCCCGCCCGCGCGCCGTGCTCGATATCGGCAAGGTCGTGTCGCCTCTCGCCCTGTGGTCTCAGGACGTAGCGTACACCCTCCCGGAACTGGAAAGCGCCCGTCTCACCGGCCGCCCCATCGACACGCAGATGCTTTCGGCCCTCAACCGCAAGCACCAGATGGACACCGATCAGGTGGTGTACATCGGCGACAGCACCATCGGCACCACGGGCCTGCTCAATTCGGCGAGCGTGACCAACGTGTCGAATGTCGCCGCTGGCGCCTCCACCTCCATGGCTTGGGCCTCCAAGACCGCCGACGAAATCCGCAAGGATGTGAACGAACTGCTCATCTCCGTGTGGGCGGCGTCCGGCTATGTGGCCCCCCCGACCAAGCTCGCCCTGTCCCCGACCACCTTCGGGTACATCTCGACCACCATCGCGTCGAGCGCGGCGAACACCACCATCCTGACCTTCCTGAAGGAGAACAACATCCTGACGGCGGAGAAGGGCATCCCGCTCGACATCGTGTCGGTGAAGTGGCTGGACAAGGCCAACCGCTCCGGCGCCACCTATGACCGCATGGTCGCCTACTCGCAGCAGTCCGAGTATGTGCGCTTCCCGTTCGTCCCTCTGGTCCCCGCGACCACGCAGTATGAGGGCATTTGGGTCCGCGTCCCGTACTACGGAAAGCTGGGCGTGGTCGAGATCGTCTATCCCGAGACTGTCGGCTACCGCGACGGCATCGCGTGATCCAAGAGGGGCGGTGCGGGATGACCTGCCCCGCCCCTTCCTTTTCTGATTAGAGGGCGATCATGGCGACCTTCATCTTCAACTGTGGCTTCTACCTGCTTCTGGACGACGGGAACCGCATCCGCTTTGAGGCGGGCGAACAGGATGTTCCGGATGCCATCGCGGGCCATCCGTACCTCGCGGCGAATGGCGAGCGGGTTGAGAAGCCTGCGCCGGTGATCCAGACGGCTCCGGAGACTGAGCCGGAACCGGCCACCGTCACCACTACGGCTGAGCCGCAGTCCGAGGCGCCGGCCGCTGAGCCTTCTGCGGAAGAGCCTGCGGTGGACCCCGCGCCCGCGCCGGAGGCCGTAGAGCCTGCCGATGACGTTCCCGAGCGCGATGCCCTTGTCGCACAGGCGGAAGCACTCGGCATCAACGTAGATGGTCGTTGGGGCACCGCGCGCCTGAAGGCCGAAATCGCGAAGGTCACTGGATGACCGTGACAGCGGCGTCGTTCCGCGCGGACTTTCCGGAATTCGCCAGCCTTGTGTCCTTCCCGGACGCGCAGGTGTCTTTCTGGATTGCCCTCGCCGGCAAGCTGCACGCGGCGGATCGGTGGGGTGATCTGCTGGATTACGGCATCGAACTGTTCGTCGCGCACAATCTGTCTATCGCGGCGAGGGACGCAAAGGCGGCTGCGACCGGCGGCGTTGGCGGCGGGGCTTCTGGCCTCCTGTCCGCGAAGTCCGTGGACAAGGTTTCCGCCTCCTATGACACGGGTGCGGTGACGATTGCGAACGCCGGGAACTGGAACCTCACCACCTACGGCACCCGATATATCCAGCTTGCGGGCATGATCGGCGCCGGTGGCGTTCAACTCTGATGCCCGTTGAAATCCGGAAGAAGCCCAATCCCGACATGATGGCTGCGTTGCGAGGGATGACCCGCAACGAGGTCCTCGTCGGGGTGCCGGCGGAGAACGCCGGGCGCGCGCCTGAGCCGGGCGAAAAGCGCCCCCTGAACAATGCCGAGATCGGCTACGTGCAGGAGTTCGGCTCGACCATCCAGGGGCCGAATGGGCAGTCGTTCGATATCCCGCCCCGCCCGCACCTGCGCCCCGGCGTGGAAGACGCCCGCGACAAGCTGGCAAAGGCGCTTGAAGTCGGGATCAAGGATGCCCTCAGGGGTGACAAGGATGCCGCCGACAAGGCCCTGAACAAGGCGGGCCTCATCGGCCAAAATGCAGTCCGGAACAAGATCACAGAAGGCCCCTTCGTCCCGCTCGCGCCGATGACGCTTGCGATGCGCCGGGCGCGCGGACGGACAGGCGATAAGCCCCTCATCGACACAGGCGCCTACAGAAACGCTCAAACCTATGTGGTCCGGCCGAAAGGGGAAAAGTGATGCCTCTTCTGGACGTGTCGGATATCATCCTCGACCCCGATTTCGCCGACGCCATCACGGTTTACCGGCAGGCGGTGTCCACGGACACCTACGGCGACGTGATCCGGACAGAGACGGCCACGCCCAACGTCGTCGCGGTCATCACTCCGGACAAATGGTCCACGCTCCAGCGGCAGGCGGAGGGATCGAGCGTGTCCGAGGTGGTCACGGTCATCACCCAATTCCGCCTTCAGGCATCCATGGACGGCTATGACGCTGACGAAATCGTCTGGAACGGCAAGCGGTACGTGGTGATCGCGGTGGGCGATTGCTCCCGATATGGGGCTGGTTTTGTCGAAGCATCGGCCTCGATCAAAGGGATGACGCCTCCGTGACCGACAGTTCAACTGGGGGGTACCTTGCTCCAACAGGAACCGTCGCCGAAGATCAAGCCCTCCGCTACCAGATACAGGCCGCCATCGTCGGCATTACTGGCCTTGTGGGGGCGAAGGTCAAGGCGGCATGGCAACCAAACCCGCCGCAGAAGGAAGACCTCACGGTCGATTGGTGCGCCTATCGCATCACCTCCATTGACCCGAACTGGACGGGGGCGATTGTCCACCATCCGGAAGGGGACGGGACAGACGAACTCCGCCGGAACGAGACGATTGAAGTCCTCGTGAACTTCTATGGCCCGAACGCGACGGCTTATGCCGCCGTGCTCCGGGATGGGCTCTTGATCCCGCAGAACATGGAAGCCCTGCAATCTCAGGGCATGGGCTTTCTTGAAGCGGGAGCAATCAGGGCTGCCCCGGAATACATCAACAACCAGTGGGTCAACCGGCAGGACATCTTGTTCCGCCTGCGCCGGATGACCTCCCGCACCTATCAGATCCGCAACCTCCTGTCGGCCGAAGGCTCCATCACCGCTGAGAACGGCGACACCAACAATTGGGATACGGAGAACTCTTAATGGCCCAGGGACTTGCCGTAAGTGACGTCGTCAACGTCACGGTGTCGATTTCGCCCATTGCCGCCGCCACTCGAAACTTCGGCGCCGGCCTTCTCATCGGCTCCACCGATGTGATCGACGTGGGCGAGCGCATCCGCTCTTATGCCGACATGGATGATGTGGGCGGGGATTTCGGCACGACCGATCCCGAATACATCGCCGCGTCCCGGTTCTTCTCTCAGGACCCGCAGCCGGCGCTGCTGTACATCGGCCGATGGGCGCAGAGCGCGACCCACGGCACCCTGCGTGGCGGCGTCCTGACGGCTGCCCAGCAGCTTATGTCCGCGTGGACCGGCATCACCGCTGGCGCGTTCCGGATCGACATTGACGGCACCACCAAGAGCGTGTCCGGCCTGAATTTCTCGACCGCCGCAAACCTCCCCGCCGTGGCCGCGATCATTGATGCCGGTCTCACCGGCGCGTCCGTCACGTGGGATGCGAACTCCGGCCGGTTCGTGGTCAAGTCCGACACCACGGGCACGTCTTCGACGGTCGCTTATGCGGTTGCCCCGGCCTCCGGAACGGACATCTCCGCCCAGCTGAAGCTCACCACCGGGCTCGCGGGCGCCCCCGTCCCCGGCATCGCGGCGGAGACGCTGGTGCAGGCGGTGCAGGCGTTCGTGGACAAGTCGGGCGATTGGTATTCTGCCATCGTCCTGCCGACCGTGGCGAACGACGTGTTCCTTGCCGCCTCCCAATATGTGGAGGCGCTGGGCAAAAAGCGCATCATCGGCGGCACCGTCACGTCTTCCACCGTGCTGGACAGCACCATCACGACCGATCTGGCGTCGGTGTGCAAGGCGTACAATCTCAAGCGCACCTTCCTCCAGTATTCTTCGTCCGACTATGCCATCGCGTCGTTCTTCGGCCGCGCGGCGACCGTGGACTTCACCGGCAGCAAGACCACGCTGACGATGAAGTTCAAGACCGAGCCGGGCGTGGCTGCGGAGACCCTGACGGAGACGCAGGCCGCCACACTGAAGACAAAGAACTGCAACGTCTTCGTGAACTACGACAATTCCACGGCCATCATTCAGGAAGGCGTGATGGCCAACGGCTACTTCTTCGATGAGGTGCATGGCCTCGACTGGCTGGAAAACTTCATCCAGACCGAGGTGTGGAACCTCCTCTATACCAGCAAGACCAAGGTTCCGCAGACCAACGCCGGCATGGACCTGATCGCGAACAAGATCGTCGGGTGCCTTGAGCAGGGCGTGGTCAATGGACTGATCGCGCCGGGGCAGTGGAATGCGGACGGCTTCGGCACCCTCGCCAACGGGGATTATCTGGAGCGCGGATACTACGTGTATCATCCGGACATCTCCACGCAGTCGCAGGCGGATCGCGAGGCGCGCAAGTCTGTGCCTTTCCAGATCGCTGTAAAACTTGCGGGCGCGGTCCATTTTGTCCGCATTACCGTCAACGTCAATCGTTGATCTAGGAGAGCATCGTGGGTACCTATTCGTTTCAGCAGGTGTCCGCCTCGATCACCGGGGCGGGCGGCGCGTTCCCCATCGGCTACGGCTCGGACAACGCGGAAGAGGGCATCTCGGTCGCCATGACCGAGGACAAGAACACCATGACGGTCGGCGCGGACGGGGGCGTGATGCACTCCATGCACGCCGGCCGCTCCGGCACCATCACGGTGCGGCTGCTGAAAACCAGCCCGGTCAACAAGCAGCTCAATGACATGTACCGGTTCCAGACCGCGACGCCGGCCAATCACGGAAGGAACGTGATCCGCATCGTGGACACCGTGCGCGGCGACATCATCGTGGGCACCAACGCAGCGTTCCGCAAGCTGCCGGACAATGCCTTTTCCAAGACCGGCGGCGTCATGGAATGGGTGTTTGACGTGGGCACCATTGATTCCATCCTCGGCAACGGGTGACGCTCATGGATTTCGATGAGTTTGAACTCGGCGGGGAGAAGTACCGCGCCCGCAAGATGTCCGCCATGGATCAGCTTTTCATCGCCCGGAAGCTGATGCCCATCGTCGGTACGTTCGTCCCCCTGATCCAGGCTGCGGCCCGTCAGGTGTCCTCCGGCGGGACGGTGGCGACTGCGATCATGTCGCTGGACGTGGCGCAGCTTACCCCGCTCGCGCAGGGCATCGCCAGCCTTCCGGAAGAGGACACGAACGCCCTCATCGCGAGGTGCCTGAGCCATGTGCAGCGCGGGTCCACGTCTCCCGCCGGCACGTCGTGGGCCAACGTGTGGTCCACCTCCGCAAATGCCCCGATGTTTGATTTTGACCTCATGACCATGCTGTTGCTGGTCGTGCATGTGGTCAAGAAAGACCTCGGAAATTTTACCGGCGCCCTACTCTCCGGCTCGACCGAGGGAGCGGGGCTCTTCCAGATGTAGAACTTGCCAATTTGCCCGATGGCTTGGACTGGCTGATGCAGCCGGTCATGCACGGCCTGTGCAAGTACGAAAGCCTGAAAGACGGGACGCTGGATCTTTGCGATATCGCCCTGATGAACGATGCCATCGGGGTGCGTGATGTGAACACGCGCAGGATTCAGGAAGCTATGAAGAGGCAGTGACGTGGCAGAGACGCTAGGTGACTACCTCGTCAAGCTTGGCCTTCAGGTCGATAAGGCGCAAGAGCAGCGCTTTAACGCCAGCCTGAACAATCTCGGCAAGACCTTGACCGCGATGGCGGCCGGCCTTGCCGCTGCCGCGACGGCCATTCAGGCAACGGTCGTTGCCGTCTCCAAGAGCTTCGATAACCTGTATTTCGCTGCCCAGCGGACGGGCTCCACCGTCGCCGGCATCAAGGCGCTGTCCTATGCCTTCGGGCAGATCGGATCGTCGGGCAACGAAGCGCAGTCCGCCCTTGAGGGGCTGGCGAAGGCCATGCGCACCAATCCCGGCATCGGGAAGTGGCTGAATGCGCAGGGCATCGCGACGGAAGGGCGCAAGACCGAGGCCATTCTCGGCGATGTGTTCGAGAAATTCGGGAAGCGGCAGTATTATATCGGCGCCCAATTCGCGCAGCTTGCTGGCATCTCCGAAGACACCTTCAATAAAGCCGCCCAGCAGTGGGAACAGGTCAAGCAGTTCATCAAGGAATATGAGGAGACACAGCGCAAGTTCGGTGTAGACCCTGACAAGGCGGCGAAAAGCTCCAATGAGCTGATGACCGCGTTCCGTGGGTTGATGGCGA